CCCAAGCCCGCGTCTGCGCGCTTAATTGGCACCCCCATTCCCACACTCTCACCCTGGGGCCCCAGTTTGTCTGGCGAGCCTCGCCCTCAACCTGTAGATTCTCGGCATGGATGCAGGTTGCGTTTCGTGTCACCACGAGTGGCAGGCGGTGGGTTCGCCAGGTCGATGCAGTTGGTGTGGTGGGGAGGGTGTGGAGCTCGGTCAGGTCGGAGCGTGGGATTGGATCGAGTCGGATACTGGATTTCGGCAGGCGGGGCCGAAGCAGGCCCCTTCCAAAACCCCTCGTCCAATTGGAAAATTGAAATGAATCTTGCCTACAGAGCATATATGTGTTCGGAGCGGACGCGACGAACACGTATATGCGCTCACCACAGGAGCACGCGAACGAGCGAAGCGAGCGTGCGACGTAGCCGTAACGGTTTTTTTTGTATAAATCAAGTGAGGCCAAAGGGCCACATGGGAAAGGGAGTGTGATTGGATGCCTGCGATGAACTTCAAGACGGTGATTTTGTACGATATTCGGAAGGTTCGGCCGGCGACGTTGGAGGCGATCGAGAATGCGAGGGATGGGGAGATGGTCCCGGTGGACGTAAGCGAGATGTCGAGTTTCTTGCCTCTTGTGATCCACGAGCCGGCGTTGAGGGAGGCTCGGAAGCCGAAGAAGGTCGGTAACGACGGATGAGTTACAGCGTGCTGGACAACGTGCTCCATCTAGCGGCGGGTGGTGTGCTCGCGACTCCGTTGGTTTGGGTTCCCAGTCCGCTGACAACCTTCTGCGTTTTCACAGTTTGGGGTTTATTGCGCGAGCAGGCCCAGGGGGACGAGCGAGGGGCGAGTTTTATGAACAACTGGTTCTACATTTGGAACAGCAACAAGTTGCTCGAGGGTTTTGCTTGGGGCGTTGGGGGTGGTGTCGTCCATCAGGCGCTGATTCTTCTTGGCGTGGGGCAGGTAGGATGAGGCTGGGGAGGAAGCAGGAGATTTTCAGTCGCTGTCTGGCGCAGTTGCTCGTGTTTGCTCACAGCCGTGGGTATGAGGTGCGGGTGGGTGAGGTCGAGCGGAGCCGCGCGGAGGCCAAGCGGAAGGGTTTTGCGAATTCCAACCATACGCGGCGCCTGGCGGCGGATCTGCACCTGTTTCGGGGTGGAAAGTACCTGTCTGCGACTCGCGATCACCGGGAGTTGGGCGAGTTTTGGGAGGGTTTGAGCGGTGAGTGGGACGGCGAGGCGGTGGAGTGCTGCTGGGGGGGCCGTTTTTCCGATGGGAACCACTATTCGGTGGGTCATCGCGGGGTGAAATGACGAAAATGACGATTGAAGCTCAGGACAGGCGTGCTTTGCTTGATCTGGACGCCGAAAAGGCGGTGGATCTGAAGTTTCGGCTGGGCCGGGAGCACCATGGTGCGGAATGGGTGGGTCGGAGGCCGATCATCGAGGCACATGACGAGGTTCTGGACGCTGCGGCCTATGTTCGGGAAGAGTTGAAGATGGGCGAGTTGCCGGAGACGGTGACGCTGGAGCTCTACATGATCTTGCTGAACGCGCTGCAGGGTGTTCGGGTTTTGGTTTCAATGGTTGAGAGTGACGTGATGACGCGATGACGCGACTCTCCATTTACTACTGATAGTAGGAGGGCGACGATGGGTCACAAGACAGGGTTGAAGATGGCGGGTGCGAGGGGGCGGATCGATCCGATGAGGCCCTCGGAGGTGACGAAGGCGTTTGAGGAGGGGGAGACTCTGGAGCTCGCGCAGTTGGCCCAGGCTCACACTGACGATGCGATTGGCACGTTGGTGGAGGTGATGCAGAACCTGGACGCCCCTCCCAACAGCCGGGTGAGTGCTGCAACGAGGATTTTGGAGTTCGCGCACGGCCGTGCGGCTCAGACGGTGAAGCAGGAGTCGAGCGGTGGGGGTCTGACGATCAACATCCTGCGGCTGACCGATGGCGAGACGCAGCGGGAGGTTTTGGACGCGGTGGACGTGGCGAAGGAGATGCTGGAGGGCCAATAGCCAGGGCTTGGGCTACGTTTGCAGAGCCCAATTCAGGGCAAGGGGGGGTAGTGATGCCTGGATACAGCGAGAATTCCGTTCCGACACCGGCACCGCACGATCACCCGGAAGACAACCAGACGAGCGGTACGCCCCGTCCGGTGGATCAGCCGGCGGATCAGTACATTACGAGTGAGGACACGCCGTCGATGGACCGGAGCACTCCGGGTGTGCCGCCGATGGACAACCCCGGCGACTACAGCAAGAAGTTTGCGTGAGTGTCCGCTGAGATCACGCTTCCCTACAACTGGACGCCGCGTGAATACCAGCGTCCGTTATGGGATGCGCTTGAGGGTGGTTGCAAGAGGGCGGTAGCGGTTTGGCACCGCCGGGCTGGCAAGGACATGACGGGCCTGCACTGGATGGCCGTGCAGGCATTCGTTCGTCCTGGGATCTACTGGCACCTCTTCCCCACCTACGCCCAGGGCCGCAAGGCTATCTGGGAGGGTCGCGACAACGAGGGCCACGGTTTCCTCGAGGCTTTCCCGGAAGGTTCCTGGTATCGGAAGCGTGATGACGAGATGTCGCTGTGGCTTCACGGCGGTTCCATCTACCAGGTGATTGGGTGTGACCAGATTGACCGTCTGGTGGGTGCGAATCCTGTGGGCTGTGTCTTCAGCGAGTACGCCCTCCAAAACCCGGCGGCGTGGCAGCTGATCCGTCCGATCCTCGCTGCCAATGACGGGTGGGCGGTCTTCGCCTACACGCCTCGGGGAAGAAACCACGGGTACAAGTTGGCGAAGTTGGCGGAATCGGATGATCGCTGGTTCTACCAGTTGCTGCGTGTGAGGGACACGGGGGTGGTTCCAGAAGATGTTCTCGCCGCGGAGAAGGCCGAGATGCCGAAGGAGCTCTTCGACCAGGAGTACAACTGTAGTTTCGATGCTCCGCTCGTGGGTAGTTACTACGGGGAACTCCTTTCCGACGCATCGAAGGACGGCCGGATCGGCAAGGTGCCCTGGGCCCCCCAGGTTCCTGTCACCGTGGCCTTTGACCTGGGGATGAGTGATGCCACGTCGATGTGGTTTGCCCAGCGGGTGGGCCGCGAGATCCGGTTGATCGATTACTACGAGAACTCCGGCCACGGCCTGGAGCACTACGCCAAGGTGATCCGCGACAAGCCGTACATCATTGAGGATGTGCTGGCGCCGCACGATGCGAAGGTCCGCGAGCTCGGCACGGGCAAGTCCCGCCTGGAGACCGCGCTCTCGCTGGGGCTTCGGATGCGGGTGGTCCCGAAGTTGTCGCTAGAGGATGGCATCCAGGCGACTCGGCTTCTGTTGCGGAACGTCTGGATCAACGAGAAGAACTGTGGCCGTGGTCTCCAGGCGCTTCGGGAGTACATCAAGGCTCCCATCGAGAACGAGCGGGGGCCGGGCGGCGAGATGCTGTACCGGGACCGGCCGAAGCACAACTGGGCCAGCCACGGGGCGGATGCGCTTCGGACCCTGGCGGTCGGGATGGCGCCGGAGCGGATGGGGGAGATCAAGCAACCCGATACGCGGTACATTGTATGAGTGCCGCATTGACGATCGAGCTCCGCGGGCTGAAGGGGCGAATTGAGGAGATTGACAAACGCCTTTCACTACAGGGGGAAGAGATGGAGGCGCTGAAGACCGAGATCCATCGTATCCAGGTAGCGAAGCGGCCAGATCGGCCCCCGATCCGGGTGCCAAAGATGCCTAGGGCCCTGCAGAGCATTGGCGTGGGGTTGGTGAAGGAGTAAGCGATGGCGACCGAGCTCACTGAGCAAGACCTGGCGATGGCAATACGCAGCGGCGTGGGTGTGGCTTCCAACCCGGAGTTCGCGGACGGCGTGATCGCTGAACGTCCGCGCGAGGGTGGGCAGGAGATCCGCGCACTCTCTGTCGATGAGGTCAAGGGGATACTATCACGGGAGATTTCCGACTCGATCGGCGGCGTCGGTAGCGAGATCGCGCGTGAGCAGCAGCGGGCGCTCGACTACTACTACGGCAAGAAGCTCGGAAACGAGCAGCGCGACCGCAGCCAGGTGGTGCTGATGGATGTCCTCGAGGTGGTCGAGTGGGCCATGCCCTCGCTCATGCGGATGTTCACCGGCTCGGCCAAGGTGGTGCAGTTCAAGCCGAAGCGTGCAGAGGATCAGCGGAAGGCAGACCTGGCGACGGCATACGTCAACCATGTTTTCGTCCACGAGATGGACGGCTTTCAGATTCTGTATGACTGGTTCAAGACGGCGTTGCTGGAAAAGAACGGCATCGTCAAGGTCTATTTCGACAACCGCCAGATTCCGATGGTCGAGCGGTACTCGGGCCTGACCTACGAAGAGGTCATCATGGTGCTCGATCGAGATGGTGTGGAGCCGACTTCACTGGCGGAGCGCACCGTTTTGATGCAGGACGTGGACACCGGCCTGAACGAAGAGGTCAAGCTCCACGATATCGAGTTGCAGGTAATGAAGGACGACCGTCGTATTCGCGTGGACGCGATCCCCCCGGAGGAGTTCCTCATCGCTCGTCGCTCCGCGAAGCTGAACGACGACACACCCTTCTCGGCCCATCGGAAGAAGGTGACGATCAGCGAGCTCGTGGCCCAGGGATACCCGGCGGATCTCCTGGCAGCTCTGCCTCAAGGCGACATGGGTCCAGAGTTCGACCCGAATCGGTCGGCCAGGCGCAGTGACGACGAGAACTACCCCTCGGATTCCGGGCCGCGCACCGATGTGGCCTCGC